CGGCTGTAGTTTGCGGGTAAAAGCGGTTTTTAACTTAGCGCCTGGGTTTTTACGACGATATGCTGCAACGCCTGCCTTGGTCATCCCCGCCCCAGATTTAGTGGGACGGAAATTCTTCTTGTTGCGTTTAGGCATTTCGCCTTTTTTCTTTACAGCCATGTCTACTCCAATAGAAGAGTAATCACTGATCCAGATCCACTTAACGCAGAGACAAAGCAACCGTTGTCTGCCAGTATGCCGTCATTAGGAAGGAACACATCATTCCATCCCGCAGGCAATGTAAGATCAAGAAGCGTATCTCCTGTAGCAGATCCATTCTTAATCGTAAAAGCAGTTGTATTGGTGCAATATACCAGAACTCCTTGCAGTCTACTGCGAGAAGGCCCGACTAGACCTGCTGAGAAACCAGAAGTAGCTACGTTAAAAGCCCGTACCTCTTGTCCTGCCATACTAGCCTCCTATTATGCTAGGTTATTGTTTTGCTGATACAGAATTGTAAAGCGAACCAAACCCGCATTCGTTGCAGCAGAAGCAGTAACAGTCAAACGAATATCTGCTGTGCCTGTGTCTTGCCATGCTAATGCAGCGCCTGCTTCTGTAGTTGGGTATTTACGTCCTGCATCTGTTCCACTTGCAAACGTATTTAAAATAGTTGCAGCGCCACCTACAGTGTCACCAACACTCAAGTTTGTTGAGCTATTAGCTGCTGTGATGATATCAATAACGCAATCAATGATTTGAGAATTTGCAGGAATAACAACGTCTGTTACAGACGCAGCTAGTGCACCGCCAGATAAATCGGCTGAAAATGTCTGAGCCATAACGACTTGACCAGTGTTTTTGATATTTGAACCAAGGGTTGTACCCGTAGTTTCTTTGATAGTTCCCGCTTTAATCGGGCCTGAGAAAGTTGTTGTACCCATGTCGATCTCCTGTCTTGGGTTGAGTCAGCAGCCCCATGCCGCTGTCAGGGATAAAAGTAGAATAACATACTCTACAAAAAAAGAAAGGGGCGAGTAAACCCGCCCCCTCTAAAAGTTCAATTGAACTTATGCACCTGGAGATCCGTACATCCCTAATGGATCTGATACACCGAAAGAATAACGCTCTCTAGCTTTGTAGCGAACATTACCTGTATCGAAGTCTCCGTCCATAGATGTCTGCATCGGAGTACGCACAAAGTGCTTCATCCCATTTGGAACATCTGTAGTTAAGAAGAACGCATCGTTATCAGTTAGATAATGATTTACGCGGTAACCTTCTGGTATGGAGCCATTAGTGTTAAGTGCGTTGATATCATTATCGGCTGTTCCGACACGAAGATCTGTCTGCAACAAGCGAGTCGCAACAAACATCAATGCAGGTGGAACGATCAACTTACGAGGACGTGCCGCAATCAATAGGCCACGCTCGTCAGTGAACGCAGCAATATCAATAACTGCTTGCTCTAAAGATGTTTCGTTCAGATCTGCTGCAACCGCAGGTTCGTTTGCGTTTGTGCCACCTTCAACAGTCGGGTGGTTAGTTGCAAACAAGAAGACACCATCACCTGAAGTGAATGTGTCAAAACCTGTGTTAAGCAAAGATGCTGCTTTAACCTGCTTTGTATACGCCATACCTCTAGCTAGTGCTTTGGTATAACGAGCAGATAGTGAATCATACAGGTTATCTTCCATTGCTTCTTCAGTAATAGAAAATCCCATTGCAACCGTTTCGTGGTTGTAACGAGCTGTAAATGATTCTTGTGCATTGTCGTAAGATATTGATGCGCCTTCAGCTTTCACTGGGGCAGCGCCAAATCCTGACAACTTCACTTCTTCTTCAAAACTGCGATCTGAGTTCTCAGTTTCATAGATCTCTGCATGTTCGCCTTCATACTTTTCGTACTCTAGACCGAATAATGCGTTAAGACCTGGTAGTAGCTCTTTGAGGAGCTGTGCGCGTGATATAGCCATCGTCTAAACTCCTTATAAGCCAACATTATTTGTCATTTGGTGAGCACCTGGATTGAACTTAACAAGAACATCTGGGAATGCATCACTTGGATCTGACACGTGAGAAACGATGCGGAACGCTGCCGCTGCCGTTTTTACAGTAGCATCCAATGCTGACGTAGAATTACCTGTTGTGGTAGAACCAGTAGAGGTACTCTGCGCTGCCGCAAAGAATGTATTTGTGCCAATGATTGTTTGAGCACCTGTACCATCAAGCTGCGCTTGGAATAGTACATTTGGATCATCAATCACATAGGCTTTAATCGCACCACCATTGGCTGTACCAGATGGATAATGCTGATCCTGCACTGTTTGACCTGAAGAGTTAACGTATTCACAACCAACGAAAACGCCTATTGCGCCAACGCCTGTAGTGCCTGAAATGCTATTGGAGGTTAGGTCTGAACCTGAACCTGTAGCCAACGCAATGTACCCATCTGCCCCAATGATAACGGCTTGACCATAAAATAGGTTTGTACCTTCACCTGCGGGATCGATGAGATATTGGTTCGTAGAACCTGCATACGGCATTCCGTCTGATCGTCTGATCGGACGTAGACCGTAGGGAGCTGCTGTAGTAGCCATGTCTCATACTCCTAAAAGTTTAAAATTACGACAAGCTACCCTTTCGAGTCACTTGCCAAACGAAGTCCGTGTGCTTCGCTCTGGATTCAGAACGGGCATACGAGGGTCTGAGTTACGCAAGTAGCTGTTATCCACAGCATCCATTTGGCTTGAAGCTTGTTGGAGCTGTGCATCACGTCTAGCTTGCACATTTTCGGTAGCATTCTGACATAGCAGTAATCCACCGACCTCAATATTGTCTGTAAATCGAGAATCGATATCAGACACAACTTGAAGGTTTGGATGATCCTCTTTCCGAACAGGCGTCCATCCCTCACGAAATCTAGAAGAAACATTCGTATTGTCACTATTCCCAAGTGTTGATGTGCGAATCCAACGGTATTCAATACCTTCTCTGGGTTCGGGGACAGGTAACATCGAAGGTCTCGTCCATGACACCTTACGTTTCGACTCGTCACGAGTCTGTGTGTTGCGTGAGTTTCGGTTCGTCATAGTTTCATTTCCTTCATTAATTGCGCCGCATATTGTTCATTTGACAGACCAAGCCGCTTGGCGAGAGAGACTTGCGTTGAGGTCAGTTGCACTTTGCGTGGTTTTTTGCCACTTCTAGCAGCAGGGGCAACCACGTTGCCTGTCTGACGTTGGGGTGCGGATTCCTCAATAATAGGCCCATCATCAAACTTATCTGGAAAGACACGGCGAACCGCGTCATCAATCTTAGTATAGTACTCTTCTGTGTCTGGCGCAACACCACTTTTAATAAGTTTTTCGTGAACGCCAAATGCATACCCTGTCATTTCAGGGTCATTTTGAAACCAAGTGTTCTTTTCTGCCCACTTCATTCCCATCTCACTGGGCTTCGGAGGCTCTATATTTTCTTGCTCATATAGAGGCTCAAGCTCTGGTTCAGGTCTAGGTTGTGGTCTGTAGTTATCGTATCTAGACTTCTCTACCTGCAACGCAGATAATTTTTCTTGTGCTTCTATAAGAGCATCTGGATCTCCAGACTCATATGCAGTTTTATAAGCAATTTTGGCTTTATCGATCTCTGCTGTCACACGACCTTTAGCCTGATTAACAAGAACACCTTCGCCTTCTTCTAATGTTTTGCGTAGGTTTTCGTTCTCTTCCTGCATCTGTTCTGCATATCGCAGTGCTTCATCTTGAAGTCTTGCCGCTTCTTCTTTACGACGTCGTTCTTCGTGAAACTCAAACTTTAGCTGTTTAATTCGCTTTTGAACACCCTCACTGTACTTTTCTACTTCATCGTCGCTTGGTACTTGTGGTTCAGCGTTTTCGGCACGTCGAGGTTTGCCCTTATCTTCTTCGGGCGTATCGTCAACAACTTCTATTTCAAAGCCGTCATCCTCTTGTTCCGTTTCAGGTTTTGCAGACTCAATAGCTTCTGCTACTGTCTCTTCTTCAAACTCTGTTTGTTGTTCGGCTACTTGGTTCATATCCTTGTGTACCCCCTTGGATCATCAACTACTGCTTCCACAGTATCATCATTAATAAGTCTAAACTCTTTCCCATGAATTTTAAATCTAGTGCCAGAATAGGAGCGAAAGATAACAAAATCTCCTTCTTTGCAGTATGGTCCATGTGGGAATTTGTCTTTGTCTGCGTAGGCATCTGGGCCTAGCTTCATAGCAAAACCGATAATTGAAGCTGTTTCTTCTGCGGCTTTTAGGCCATCTGGCATAAACACGCCACCCTCGGTTTTATCGCTGACTTCTGGTACACCAATAAGAATCTTATATCCTTGTGGTTCTGGTAATTTAGAGGCTACCTTCTCTTCTGTTTCTATATTTCCTGTATACATTTCAATACCTTGCAGTGATTTAAAGGTTCACAGTCACCTTGCGTGGACACCCCACGAAGTCTCTATGTGTGTTACGTTACATCAAAAAATATCATTCTTCAATATATCTCTTCTCAAGATCGTTAATATCTTGTTTGACGTATTGAAGCGCCTCGTACCGTCCTACGATACGATTATACTTCTCCATGTCTTCAGCTTGACCAGACGCTAGATATATCTTTATATCTTCCTCGTACTCGTCAATCTTACGCTGTATCAGCGTGAAGTAAGTGTCAGCCATCCCCTTTTGTAAGCTCCTTCGCTATTTCAATCCCCAGTTTTGCGCCCTCTTTCTGATCTTCACGTTGTGACTTATCTAGATCAGTAGCGAGCCTGACACCGAGACGTGCACCCTCACGTTGGTTCTCGGCAGCAATACGTTCAGCATCTAACTTTAATTTAGCTGCGTCCATCTGCATTTTATGCTGCAACTCTTGTTGCTTCATTTGAAGTTCGACTTGTTGCATTTGTACAACAGGATCTTGCTGTTGCTTCTGGATTTGCTCTTGTTGAACTTCTGCTTGGTCTTTTTGTAACAACTTTTCTGCTGCTTCTTTTGCAAGTCTTGAGATCTCTACCTCTATATCTTCTGGTAGCGGTTGATCTTCATTTGGCATCTCAACACCAAGCATTTTTTCCATTTCGCGTCTGTACTGGAATGCAACGTGTTCTGTAACATGTGCTGCCATTGCATTACCAATAGCTTGTGCAAACGGTGACTGTCCCACAAGCGCTCGCATCTTAGGATCTTGCATAGCCGCCATATGCACAGCAATATGTGCTTCGTGATCTTGATACTTAAACGCCTTTACTGGCTCTTGTTTAAGCATCATCATGTTTTCTGTAACAGGATCGGCTGGCTTTATGTCATCAGGCAATTTGATGATGTCGCT